ACAGTTCCTCGCCTTCGCGCGTGAGCACGACCTTGCGCATCGGTGCTAGACCCGGCACAGCCTCGTCGGTGTTGAAATAGGGCGACAAAGTATCGAACGGATTGAAAATCCCGCCCGTAAAAGTGTCGTTTAGATCAAAACTCATCGTGCCAGCAGTAAACTGATCGCCGATGTCTCTGCGTCCACGGAACACGCTGATGCCTGTAGCGCCGTCAATGACCGATGCAAACTCTGTCGTACCGTCCAGCACATACTCGGTGTTATTGAGCACACCCTTCTCCGCTGAGTCAAGCGTAAACGCGTCCACAAAGAAGCCTGTAGCAATCTTAAGATCGTAAGACCCTGACTGAACGATCGTGGCAGCCATCAGGCGACCTGTATTTGTGCTGGGCCGTCCACTCGGTTCATGGCTTTAATGCTGTTCACTACAGCACGACCGATGTCTGCTGATGTGGCTAGACCGCCGTTGACATTGACTGTGATCGGTGTGCCACGCTCAACCATGAACTGATCGAAGAGGCTGGAAAAGTCTGCTGCGTTGCCTGTGATGCCGTAATTGCCGCCAAGGTTGCCTGCATAGTTCTTGCTGAGATCAAGGACGCTTGAGGCCTTACCGCCGCCGCCGCCGCCTGATGGTGCTACAAGGGCTGACTCGATCATGCCCATTGGACTAGATGTAAAGCCGCCTGTGCCGCCTTCTCGAGCTGCGCCACCACGGCTGCTGGTAGTCGTACTACTGCCACCGCCGCCAAGTGTTGGCATCTCTGGGATGGTGTAACTGTTGCCGCCAATACCCGGCACCCAGTCTGGTATCTCAAAGCCAAAGCCGCCGATCGTCGAGTTCCAAAGTTCGGCGATGCCGTTAAAAATAAACTTAAACACGCTGTACATGTTTTCTAGGTATGTCTTGACTACGCCTACTGCAATCTTTACGCCTGATGCCATGACATCAAATACTTTGTCAACGATGACGCGCACGGTGTCGAACTGAAAGTACAGCGTCGTAAGGATTGCAATGAGTCCGACTACAGCGGCAACTACTAATCCGATGGGGTTTGCTGCTAGTGAGATGTTGAACAGTGTGTTGGCAACGGTGGCAAGTTTGACAGCGACTGTGTACGCGATAATCATTGCCGAGAAGCCTGCGATGACTCCGCTGGCGATCAGAATGAGATCGGTGTTTTCTTGCAGGAAGGCTGCCATGTCGAGCAGTTTTGGTAGCAGTTTTTCTAGCACTGGCAAGAACGCTGCACCGATTGACTCTTGCAGCTCTCCAAGTTGGATACCAAAGTTCTTCATGCCACCTTCAGCAGTGCTGGCAAAGATTTCAGCAGCACCACCGACCGAGCCTTCCAGCGCCTGCATGATCTCGTCAGCAGTTGAGGACGAGTCAATTACATCCTTAAGCGATGGGTCTAACTTGACAAGCGCAGTGGTCTGGCCTGCCAACGCTTTTGCCACAGCAACGCTGGCGGTCTCCATGTCGATGTTTTTGGCGGTAGCAAGGTCAGCGGTGACCGACATTGCTTGCTGGGATAACTCAAGCGATCCTGTGGCTCGTAGAAGGTTCTCAAGGGCTGGGCGCAGTTGATCGTCTGCCATGGCGGTCTGCCGTGAGAACGCGCTGATCGACTCCTCAACGGCAGCGATCTGCTCATCGGTTGCCTGTGTCGTGGTACGCAGCTGACGGGCAAGATCGGCTTGCTGTGCGGCATCTTCCATAGCCGCCTTGGTTGCAACAACTACACCAGCCGCTAAGCCTGTGAGAGCTGCTACAGCAGGCAAAAACGCCTTTTCTAGGACATGCCCTGTTTTGTTTGCTACGCCTTCTAACTGTTGAAACTCTTTGACAGCGCGATCGACACCCTTACCATCGAACTCGCTAATGATTGGAATAGATAAAGCCATTAGCCGACCTCTCTTTTTATTTCGTTAATTGTTTTGAGGATCATCTTTTCCATTTCGCCCTCAATGCCGCGTCGTGCTTTATAGACCGCTGGGCCTATCAGTCGAGTCCTACCCGGCATAGCCATTGCGAAGCCGCGCTCACTGCTCACGAAGTCAAGCGATTGACCTAGACGATTAGTTGTTTTGCGTCCTGCGCCCTCAAAGATGGCAGCTGCCTGATTCATTTGCTGGATCAAAATTACGCCCACAGCATTGCGTCGAGTGTCAAAGCGCATCTTTACGCCTGACTGTGCGCTAGAGACCGTGAATGGGAATACCTTGCGGCCTCGATCATTCCACTTGTATCGCATGTGAGATAGCGGTATCTGCGTATACGCAGCCTTGGCAGCGTTGATGGCTGGCTGTGCGATCGCTGTGGCTTCGGCCTTAAAGTCTTTTTGCAGCTGTGGGTCAATCTTGCGTAGGGCGTTGATCGTTTCTTTAACGCCTGCAATCTGGACGGTGGCTGTAGCAGACATGGTTACTTCTTACGGTGCATCTGCTCAAGCACATAGGTGACAGTGTTCAGGTCTCGCATAGTGAACTCAATCTCCTTTGGCCAGAAGCCTGTTAACGCTAGGACTTCGCAGAGGCTTCGCCGCCAAGTCCCTCGATGAAAGGGGTCTCGTCTGCTACCTCGTTGATAGGTGTAATGGTCATGTCAGGGTTTTCGGCAACCCACTCGCGCCAGTTGGCTGGCACTTTGTCTCCAGCAAGTTTGCAAAGAGTAAAAGCCCAGCAGCACATGTCGCTAAAGCCGATGCCTTTGCCGTCTGCTGATCGACGGTTCTCTGTTCGTTCCCAGTCAACAATGGCAAGCATGTTGGTGGTCATCTCGCGCGCTGGCTTACCGTCGCCAAGGTCAATAGATAGTTTGACTTTCATAGTTTCTCCTTTGTCGGGCAAGGCTCCGCTTGTGCGGTCTTGCTACTTGTAATTCTCAGCGGCTGAAGCCGCGAGATCATGCGACGGCTTTAGTTAAAACGCCACCGCTAAATGTCAGGTCAATTGTGGACAGTTCGCCGAGCGAAGCGTTGATCGGTGTGTGTGCCGACAAGAACGCGCCAGTCAAAGTGTATTTAGGAGCTGTGGCACTTGGTGTAGCAAGTCCTGCTGCTGTTGGTGACATTGTGATTGTCGTAGTAGTTCCCACAAGGCTGTAAATGCTGGCTTCAGTCTCGCTTGCTGCGTAGCTCTGGTAAAGCGTCACGGTAATGCTGTTGCTAAACAGGCCTGATGTGAAGCTGCGCGAAGTGTTGCTAAATGTCGTGTTTTCTAATTGCTCCGACACATAGTTGATGACTGCGCTTGTGCACTGATCGGACAAGTCCACCGAGTTAATGGTAAGTGCTGGGTTAGAAAGATAAGTGCTGCTGATAGCCATGTCTATTGCTCCTTGGGTTCTGATTTGACTTTAGATGATTTCTTCACGCTGTCGGTGGATATCAGACCGCCGTCGAGCAGTGCGTCAATGTTGACACCGTCCTCTGGGATGAACTGATCGCCCGGCGTTCCAAGGCGTGGGCTAATAATGAAGTATTGGTACATAGTTTCTCCTTATGCGCTTTGTGCTTGGATTCCACAGTCAAGGTCGTAACACGGGTAGAGCTGCCCACCAATTTCTAGGTTGCTGGGTCGGCCTGCCATGACAATAATTGGACTGAGTAGGACTTTGCTAACAATGTCGAGAATGGTGCGCAAGACTGGTAATCCTGCTGGCCCTGACCCGATGACCTTAATCGGAAAGTCCATGCGGATGATGTTGCCGTTGCCTGCGATCGTGGTAAAAGATGGCGCGTCAATGTAAACGCAGTTAGGCACAAGTTTTGTGGGGTCGTTGACTACTCGCAGGCCAGTGACCGCCGTGAGTGTGGTCGTAAGGCTGTCAATAGCCCCGTTCAGAGCGTCTGTGTAAGCCATTAGGCGCAGGCAGGCCTGTCGATGCCCAGCAACTGTTTAACGATCGGTGTGAGGCTCTGCTGAGGCGCTGCGCCCATTCCGTCAAAGGATGCAAAAGTGTTTTCAACCGAGCCACGGCTGCGCCAGAGGGCCGCGCAGTACATGAGTGTGCCGAGAGTGGCATCTCCACCCGGACTAGTTGTGAGACTGTCAATGTAGCCAGCCTCTTGACGGCGACGATATGCAAAGTCACAGCCAGCAGATACGGCCTGAGTGATCAGCGTGTAATCGTCAGATGGGTTTGTGATCTGTACGCCGAGATAAGTGACAAGCTGCGCGGCAGTAACCCATGTGCATGTCTGGGTATAGGTAACTGTGCCAGTAGCGGCAACACGCTCGACATCGGCTGCAACTTTTGTGTACAGCACCTGATTAGCAATAGGCACATTTATGTCATAAAGCAGATCGCCCTCAGTATCTATACCGATGTACAAATACTGGGGCAATGCGCGAACAGTGAATGTGCCGTTAAATGTTGCATCAACTGATGCGACTGTGATGGATTGACCGACTGCAATTTCCGAGGGGGTCAGTAATTGCAGTACGGCGTAATCATCCAGTAAGTACTTTTGTGTAACGCTGTAAACAGCCATGAGCGGATGCTCCGCTCTCGACTAGGCCTGTGTGATCTTGCGGATCATTCCAGCGATTGCAGCGAAGGTTGAAACATAGCCATGGAAACTCATGGTTTTGCCCAAAGTAGATGGCGTATCTACGCTCAACAGGCCCTGAATGGACTCGTAGAACTCGTAAGCATCGCCTTGGCCTTGACCAACACGGGTAATGATCATGGTCTTTGCAGCAAAGTTGCTGTCAACTACCAGTTGCAAGCCAAGTGGCGTACCGTTCCACGATGTTGCACTTCCGCCGCCGAGTGCGTTTTGACCTGTAAGGCCTGCACCGATGAATGGGAAAATTGGGCGGTTTGTTGTGTCAACAAGCTGACCAAGTTGTGACCAAACATCAACCGACACAAACATGTGAGTTGGCATCCAGTTGCGGTTGCTCGAAACATCATTTGCTGCGTCGTAAACAGACTTGAGCAAGTCGGCAACTGTTCCGTCCCACACACCGCTTGAGTTTGCTGCTGCAAGCAAGTTGTCTGCTGCCAAGTTGTCCGAAGCAATCATGTACTCGCCCATAAGGTCATTCAAGATGAGTCCCATTGCCTCGGGGTTGGTAAACGAAATATCTTGAGCACTCAAACTTACTTGACCAGCCAGCGTAGTTTTTGTAACCGAGTTTGCGGCAATGACCATTGTGGTTGCCGAAACTGCCGACAATTCAGTGGCCTGTGATGCAACGCTGGTGTGCGTGGTGATCGTTGGACGAGTAAAAGTCTTTGACCTTCCGCCATCTGGATAAGCGCGAGCGCCTACGGCCTCGACTACAGGGCGAAGGAAATTTAGGTCCTGTACGAGCGGTCCCAAAACGGGAACTGGAAGCAAGCCGGGTGTGTCAGAAGTTAAGACATCGCCAGCTGCTGCTTGCAATGCGGTGCGCTGTGATGCGGAGAACTCTGCTACTGCTTTGTTCATGTTGTGGAAAGTGTCGCCGCCGATGTGGTAGGCAGCCATGAACTCGCCTGCTGATGGCAACTTAAACTCGCGCTTAGGTTGTGCTGGAATTGCAGCTGTTGGAATGGTTGCCTCAACTGCTGGGACTGTTACTTCTGACATGGGTTCTGTCTCCTCTGTGGGTTCTTGTATTTCATTATTGTCGGTCTCTTCGGGTTCGTGGTGGATACTGGCAGCGACGGTGGCGATATTGGCCATATCCCCAAATGCGCCTACGGGGACGAGGCTGAGCTCTGTCCATGAAGCAGACTCAATGATCATTGTGCCATCTTCGTCGTATGAGAATTTTTGGGGTGTCACACCGACACTCACTTGGTCAATGACGGTCTCTTGAAGCATGATCATGGCATCTTGGCCTTGGGAGCTGGCACTGATTTTTGCGGTGAAAAGCATGCCTTCCTCGGTTTCTACGCGCTCGGTCACAATGCCTACTGGCATGGATGCGTCGTGGTACATAAACAGACGGGGCGCTTTGCCTGTGACTGGCAGCGATCCCGGTCGAAAAATTACGGCAGTGCCATCTGAAACAACTGCGGGAACATTATAGGGAACTGCCGTTCCCGAAATTGAGCGGCGCGGGGTGTCTCCTGCGGCAGCGTCAAGCGTAAAGTCTCCTGCGATTAATTTAATCATT